ATGAGCTTCGTCGATGAATAATACAGTCTTGCCTTTTTTCTCTAATGCTTTTAACACTAGTTTAAAACGTTCTTCAAAGTCACCGCGATATTTAGATCCGGCAAGCATAGCACTGATATCTAAATTGTAAACTGTGTACTCTTTTAGAAATTCAGGAACAGCACCTTTAACAATGTTGTAGGCAAGACCTTCCGCAATGGCAGTTTTACCAACACCCGGATCACCAACTAGAATAACGTTTGATTTACTGCGGCGCCCCAGGGCCAGTGCAACATTTTCTAATTCGTCTATGCGCCCAATAACTGGGTCAACTTTATTCTTTTTAACTGCATCGTTAAGGTTTGTTGTAAATGATCTCAACGCTCTTTCTGCCTGTCCTGTTTGTGGTTCTTCCTCGCCAGCTTCTGCAACGTCCGAGCTAAGATAGTCGGCAAACTTTTCCTTATCAATTTCTGCTTGTTGAATGTAGTAGTGTGCAAATGATCGTTTTTCGCTCATCATGGCTAAAAACACATCAGTAGGTTCAATTTTCTGACGACCGCTAAACAACACCTGTGTAAATGCACGATTAAGTACACGTTCTACAGCCTGTGTCTTACGAGGCTTAACATCTGGTTGCTCTGTTGTAATTTCGTCAAGTTTACTTTTAAGATAATGCTCAAGATTCTTTTTAAGAAATTCACTATCGGCACCATATCCGCTAACGCACTTATAGAATGATTCATCGCAGAGCATGGCAAATAATAAATGCTCTAAAGTTAAGTATTCGTGACGTAGTTTTTTTGATACATCTATAGCTTTTTCGAATACTAGTTGAAGTTCGTTGCTGGGTTCTACCATTTAATTTCCTTGTGCTTTAATAATTTTATTGTACACAGTTTCTAATTCTTTTACAAGAGCCGGATCGTCTACTTTGGGCATATCTACTACAATTTTAATCATAAAGTTGCCTTGACGGCCGGTGTTTATATCTTTAAATCCCTTACCACTTGCACAATATTCTGTACCGTGATTTAAGCCGGCTCTTAGTTTAATAGTTAGACTATTGCCGTCTAAAGATTTAACATTTTTTTCACAACCAGTCATTGCTTCAAACAATGAAATTTCTAACGTAGTATACAAGTCGTTGTTTATTCTTTCAAACTCTGGATCAGATTCTACAATGACTTGGACATTTAAATTGCCACGAGCCCAATTAGGGTTAGCATCGTCACCTAGCCCACTGTATCTTATAGTTTGACCGTGTTGTACACCCGCAGGGATATCAACAACTACTGTTTGTTGTCTACCAGTTGGGGTATTGTATCTTGCTTCTACTTGTGTACCATTGTAACTCTGTTTAAGAGTAATAGAAACACGTATTGTTAAGTCTCGATTTCGTCTTGACTGCTGAGCAGTAAATCCAGCAAATCCTGGTCCGAAACTAAATCCAAACATTTCACCGACATCTTGCCAACCTTGACCACCTTGTTGACCAAATGGATTAAACCCATTTTTTTGTGCATCGTATTGTTGACGCTTTTGTGTATCGCTTAGTGTGTCGTAGGCTTGACTTATTGATTGAAATGTTTTAGTATCACCGCCGCGATCAGGATGATTCTTCATAGCCAACTTTTTGTAGGCTTTTTTGATATCATCCTGACTGGCTTTTTCGTTTACACCTAATATTTGATAATAGTCCATAGTGCTATTATATAGCATTAAGACCTAAAAGGTCAATCTATTTCAGGAAAATTTTCTTCAAATGGTGGTCTGCTAGGCATTGGTTTGGCCATAGTAGGCATCAAGGTTGCTGCCGCGAATCCTCCGGCTGCACCAACTGCTGCGGCTCCGAATGGGGTAATCGCTGGCGCTCCAAATCCTGGATTGCTATTACCGCCGCCTGGTATTGGAGTTGTCCCCCAACTTGGTGCTGGAGTAAAACTTGTGCCGGGTGCTGCCCCGAATCCTGATTGCGGTGCGCCAAATGCTGGAGTCCCGCCCGCAAATCCTGTTCCTGGTATTGTTGCGACATTTCCAAATCCTCCTGTTGGTGATGAACTAGGTGGTTTAGACCACCCGGCATTTGCCGCTGCCAGAGCTTGCTTCTGTGCGTCTTTGTCCCCGCCTGCTAACATAATACCTGACAGTGTGCCAGTTAAGAATGTAGCAATCGGAATGATCAATTCAAAGAACTTTTGATCAATAGGACTAATTGCGTTTAATGGTTGGGTGACAAAAATTAACGAATATAGTACGACAAACACAATGCCAAATAGCGTTAATGCTAAACAAATTCCAATGAAGAACTTTAGTCTAACCATTAGCTGTTCTTCAGTGTACATGATGTTAGGTTGATTATTTTCCACAGTTGGCTCCTTGTGTGTTAGGCGCTCCAGCAGCGGGCGCAGAAATTGTTTTAGTCGATTCATCTTTTGGTGGTCCTAATCTTGGGTCACGTTGACCTTTAAAAATATGCTCTGGGCATGTGCGAGTAACGTCACATTTTGGTAATTTACAAAAATCTTTGTCCCAATTGTCTGGATCTTGACAAGGATATCGAAATCTATCACCACTAAACAATGCTAATAGTAATGGAAATACTATTAGCAATAGCAGATATTTCATTAGTTTTTGATCACCCATTTTCTTTTTCCTTTTTTCTAGGTGCAAATTTCTCACTAGCAGTAAATCCCAATCCGGCAATAACAATATACATCATGCTTTCAAATGCTGATGAATTGAGCTTGTAGTTAAAAAATTGTTCAGACATCATGCTAATAGCACACAGTATGAATGCCAATAACGTTACAACTCGTTTACTGCTTACTGTGCCGTTAATGCTGTCACTTAACAGATAACCCATCATATTGTTTGACCTTTTTATATACTACTATTTATTTTACGCTTTCAAATATCTGTTTTTGGCTCTTATACCATTCAACCCAACCTTCTTGTTTAATTTGACAATTTTTATACAATGCGTAATTTTGAGTCACAGTGGTTATCATTGCACTTAGCTTAGGGCTGTTGTCTGCTAGTTTTAAATTAGGGCAAGCTTCTAATAACTCTTTAGGAACATCAGGAAACTTCATAACTACTGGAACAGTAGTGCTACATCCTACAAGAACAAATGCTGCTATTACAATCAATAATTTCATTTAGCTTCTCCTACAGGAGCTGCCGCATCGTTTAAAATTTGTATCGCTACAGGATCAACTTTACATTCAGCATCGATAATTTTTTCAACTTCTTTAATACGTTCTTCAATTTTTATTTGTACTTCTTTAACTATTTTAGTTTTATAAACAATCTTTTCTTGCACTACAGTATTGACCACGGCAGACTTTGCTTCTGCTGCTTTAACTTTTTCTTCTAACTCTGCTACACGGGCTAGCCATGCTTTCTGCACACCGTAGCCGCCCATGAAATAAGCACCTGCTGCTAGTGCTATGACCCCTACCAGTTCCATTGGCAACTTCCATTGCGTTATCATGGGAATCCATGTTACCAACTTGCTAACAATGTATAGTGTAATACCGGCACCCGTTAGTGCATAATAAATTATAACAAATATATTTTCTGGTATTAGACTAACTATCCACATTAGACTTTTTCCAACGCTACAGCATACTTGCCGTTCTCAAATACAAATATATTTCCAATTTTAGTAATGTTGTAGTTACCTACGTACTTGGTAAAGTACATAACTTCACTCATAGAACTACCTTCTAACATAATTGGACCGTCTATGTTATTGTAGACCTGTGCAGTTGTGCCGAAGTCTTTGATACGCATACGCAATGGTTCTGCATATTTCTTTTGGAATACAATATCTTCATGATCAACACTCACCTGTTCTAAGTAGCTACGGCCAAAAAAGTTGCTAAAGTTATTCATAGTATTTTCTTGAATATTTTGTTCGTATGCATCTTTGTTAGATGGTACAGTTTCTCTTAGATTAGTTTCGTCTGCATCAATGCTATGAAAACTTTTATAGTATCTAAATTTAAAATTATCTACTTCTGTTAGTTCTTTTAACCCGTAGAGCAATTCTGAAATCTGTTCTGCAATACGTTTGTTTCTTTCAATTTCTACAAAAACTTTATAACGTCCGTCGTCAAGTTCTCCAGGACTTGAATCTGCATCAAGAACAAAATCGTATCCGCGTTCTAAAAATCTTACTAGGTCTTTAGCAGGTGCTAGACTTTCAACATTGAAACTTAATACAACAATATCTTTATCTGATCCCATCTTTGAAGCATAGCTATCAATTTCAAAGATGTTATCAACTAACATTTTTAAGTCGCCCGCTATGAGCTCTTCGTTAAGCTGCTGGTGCTGCATTTGGTGCTCCCCCTACTGGTACTGCAGGTGCTGCTCCGGCTACTGCTGCTTGATCTGCTGGTTGAGCAGGTGCTGCATCAGCTCTGCCGTTTCCTATACCCATACCTTCTTTCATTTTAGTCATGTAACCGTTAAAAATTTCAGTTACTAATTTTTTAGGCATGGTAATTTCTACTAACCAAACTGGTAATCGATCTAATTTACCTTTACGAGTACCTGGACGGAAATCATCCGGGCTGTTAATTTTTCGGGGTTCTATAAGATGTGTTTTTTCATAACGTACTTTGCAGCCATAATCTAACAATCTTTTAGCAGCCATAGGATCTGGCATTTTTTCATGCGGCCACATAAAGCTGGCTTTGATCCAGTGTCTATCAACTATCGGGCCTTCGGCTAATTCACCATCTTGCCAGTTTTTATATACGTACATATTCATTTCGTCTAGAACACGCTCAAAGTCTTTAAGAGTGCTTAAACTGCTGTTTGTACTGTAGATACTTTCTACATTTTTAATAACGTCTAAAATGTCGCGCATTTTTAGTCCTAAGAATATTCTACACTTATTTAGCTGGCTTTAAATCATATGTTGCTAGTTTATTTTAGTCCAAAATGACTAAGTAAGAGTGTAGGACCTCTGTAGTTATCGAGGCGGTCGCTACATGTCCTGCTTTACTAAAAAGTGGGAGATAACCTTAATGAGTAAAAACACAAGAGTGAAAAAACGTTTTACTTCAGATGTGAATGTAATTGACTTTCATGCACATGTACCTGCAAAAAAGCAGCGTGTAACCTTGTTACCACGTAACAAGCACCAAGAAACTTACCTTTTTAAACTGCACGACGACAACAAGAATATCTTGTTTGCCATCGGACCAGCTGGCACAGGTAAGACGCTCTTGGCGGTGCAGATGGGAATCAAACTTTATCAAGAGGGAAAAATTGATAAAATTATAGTCACAAGACCCGCCGTTTCCGTAGATGAGGATTTGGGATTCTTACCAGGGACGCTTAATGAAAAGATGGCGCCATGGACAAGACCTATTTTTGATGTATTAGGAGAATACTATCAGCAGAAAGATATAGAAAATATGCTCTATGAGGGAGTAATTGAAATCAGCCCGCTTGCATATATGCGCGGCCGCACGTTTAAGAATGCTTACGTTATAGCGGACGAGATGCAGAATGCTACCCAGAACCAAATGAAAATGTTGCTAACACGTCTGGGTGAAAATTCAAAGATGGTAGTAACTGGTGATCTTAATCAAGCCGACCGCCTAAAAGATAACGGCTTAGTTGACTTTATTGACAAAATCAAAGGTCAACGATTAGATCATATCGATGCAGTGTATTTTGATAGTCACGATATCGAAAGACACCAAGCTGTAAAAGAAGTACTTGATATTTACGGTGACGATTAATAAAAAGGGGACCTAGTCCCCTTTTTTATATACCTAATTCTTTTCGAATTTTAGTAGCACTAATGTCAGTAATTGTATCATCAAATGTTTCTTCACCACTAGTATAACCTACGTTACGTCCCCATCCAATATGTACAATGTTAGGAACAACTTGTATATCATACTGCCCTTGGTACAAAGGATCTAGATCACGTTTGATAAAACTTTTTACTTTAGCCACTTCAAATGGATTACTGCCTTGCCAACCTTGCACATCGCGCACTTGAATAATAACCTGTCCAGTCTTGGCTAATAGGCGCTCGAACAATGCACGATGCCCATCATGCCATGGTTGCCAACGACCTAACATTTGTACAGTAGGTTTCTTCCAATCAAACACAGGACGTCTACGATTGTCTATAATATGTGCGGCAATAAACTCTCCCCATGTTTCTGCTTTTTGTACAGTAACACGGAAGTCATAAACTTCTGGTTCAACAAACATAGCATTAGTATCTGCATACCTTCCCTCACGGATAGTATCAACCCATACTGTCCAGTCTGCTTTAAAGTTATTACGCATTTCAACTAACGGCGCAACAAAGTCACAGATAACATACTCATATTCTGTCATGCTGTCTGCTAGTTCACGCATACGCAGACTTTGACGAATACGCCCTTCGTGACTAAAGTCCCAGTCATTGTACTTCTTACGCACATCATCTGCGTTTAGCCATCCTACTTTTTTCTTTTCATTTTGTAAATGCTCTAGTACATGTTGTGCTAGATAAGTTTTGCCCGCACCTGGCAGACCCATAATTAAGATTCTTTTTGGCATTATATTATCTACTCCTTATACAAATTTATTCTTCACCTACTTCCAGCCATGTGTGATCGCCCATGTATTTTATATATGCTCGATACTCATAATCTTCTGGAGCACTACTAGACCAATCATTAGGACCATTTTGTGTTAGTAATGTATGTTGCTTTCGCCGATTCCACACTAACCAATAATAATTTCCCATTACAGGTTGAAACTGATAAACTGCCGCATGAACTGCATCAGTAATTTCTAATCTTCGTTTAATAGCCTGTGCTTGTTTCTCTAACACTGCTACAAGTTCCATAATGCGATCATACTCTTGCTGTGCATACATCCTAGCATGATTGATCATTAAATCTTTTTGTTTTGTAACAGGAATTAAATCAAAGTTAACTCCGCCTGCCTCTGTAGGATATTCTGATACATTTCTATTAAAGAACGGAATTAATGATCCTGTTGATGTAGAATCATAACTTGTTCGCCCTTTAGCAGAGTTAGATTTTTCTTCATCCATTAACGTGACTGAGTCTAATTAAGGTAGCCGCTAGGTTAATTTCAGGATCACTAACTAGTGTATGATCAACTAGACCTTGCTTAATAATTAAAATAGCTTTTTCTTGTTGTGATTCTTCACCAAAGATACTAACATTCTCATAAAGCCAACGATATATGTCTTCCATCTCTTCTGGTCTAGCTTGTCCACACACTAGTTTACGTGCCTCGCTAATCTTACCTTTCTTAAACAGGTCGATCATTTCTACACGGTAATCAGTACTTGAATCAGTTGATTCGGGACTGTGTAATTTACCATCTAGGCTATTCATCTGTACATTGTTGATACACTTGCGTAGATCTGGATATGTTGCTGACACATAAGTTGCTAGAGTTTCTAGATCAAACTCAATGTTTTCTTTTTGCAAAATAGTTTCAACACGTTTAATAAACTCCGTCATATCTGTTTTTTCAATATGCAGACGCTGGCAACGACTATGCAATGCGGGAATAATTTTGTTAGGATAATTACAGGTAAGGATAAATCTTACACTCTGACTGTATTGTTCCATTAAGTTACGCATAGCTGGCTGCACTGACTGATGATTAAGATAGTCAGCTTCGTCAAGAATAACAACTTTAAAATCACCAAACGGCATTGTTTGACAGAACCCGTCTAGTTTATCTCTATTTTTGCCAGCGTAGTTTTGCCCACACCTGCATTGCCACTAAACAACAAATGAGGAATACTGCCTTCAGCAATCCAACTCTCAATCTGTGCTCGTTGATGATCATCTTTAAATACATACCCGTCTAAGGTATCTGGACGGTATTTCTCAACCCATAGTTCTTTCATTCTTTAACCTTTATAAATTCGTAAACATTGCAGGTGCGGATTTTATATACTACAAAATGTGTAGCTTCGGTCAGTGTAGGAAACAACTTTGTTGTTCTTGTTCCACCAACCATATAATAACTAACTCTCCACATTACAATATCCTTTTCATTTATTATAGAGGAAAAGAAAGGGTCTGTCAAGACCCTTTGAGTTACTTGCTCACAAAAGGAGCCAACTCCGGCGGCGTCCACCCTATGGGTTTCAATACCTTACCGTCTTCACGTTTACGAACCTTACCAGTGTTTTTGTCAATCTTAGCAAAGTTCGTAGCCATAACTTCTTTCCAAGCGCCTTCCCCATCCATGCCTGCCGAATGTATAGCACCAATAGTAACAACTAGTATGTCTTCTAATGCATCAAGTGTTTCTATCATATCTTCATTTTCAATTGCTTCTTTAAGTTCGTTAAACTCTTCATCAATTAAATTAACATACAATTTAAATTGTTCTTGATTAAAGCCTTCAACCGTTTGATCACAGGCTCGCATAAATTTTTCTTGGTCTCTAAAAGGATTAGTCATAGTTCTCTTCCGATCATTGCATCTTCTGGAGGAGCTTCATCTGAAACCATTAACATACATTTTGTGTCAATTTTTCTAATAATTTTCTCACCTTCGTCGTCTTCGATCTTAATACCGCGAGTCCAACGCCCGTGTTCAACTAATACCCACTGTCCTGCGCTAACATCTTTTTGTTCATTGCCGACTGCATATACTTTAGCCCATCTAGGATGTACACCGTGTGCCTTGCCGTTATCACTTTGAAGAATAATTCCACCACTGGACACTTGTTCTCCAAAATTCATGTCAATTACAATTACATTATCAGTTAGCGGTCGAAGAGCAGATACTATCCTCTTATCTGCTATCTTTGCTGTCTGTATGATATTCTGTGCTTGCTTCTTCACGCTTGCGAACAATTTTGCCACCTGGTCCTAATTCGTCACCGCGAGCGTTCATTCGAGCATTACCTACTGCTAGAGTGTTTTCGTTTTTAATTCTTAGCTTATCGAGATCAATTTCTTTACCTTGCATTGATCTGTATACTTTTGCCGGTGCTGGTTTCATTGCCATAACATTCTCCTTATGGTGTTATATATGTACTTATCTCAAGAATTCACGCCAGTCTAAATTATATTTCACGCTGTCAATTTTGTGTACACCTAACAAAAATAACACGTAACTGGCTACACTGCTTCCTCTACCTACACCCCAAACTATGCTATTAGTTTTTAAGGTATCTACTGTGTACTTAAGAACTCTAAGAAGATCTAGCATATTGCGTTCTCTAAATTCTTCTAGTTCTTCTATTAGACGTTGATAGTTTTCTTTAGGGCATAGCGTTACTAAAATTTCTTCAATGTCTAATTTTTTATACTCTTCCGGCATAAACCAATCACTCTGACAAATTTTATCAAAGTCGGCTACTTCAATGTCAAAGTTTTGATTAAGTTTTAAGTTAATTTCGGAGTATTCGGCTAGTTGTTTAATGCCAACTGTTTCATTTACAATAATTTGATCTAATTGATCTATATGACCTTTGTAGATAAGGTCTATAATATCATTGTCTTGAAATATAGGATTGCCGTACTTGTCTGATTGCATTTAACTATTTTAGTTAACTTTAATCAGTTTGTCAAGATCTTTGTCTCTGTTTTGAGCCAATTGCTCGATATTTTTTATTCTTCGAGCTCTTAATTCCTCATTGTACGTGTCAAGGAATAAGGAAATTTGTTGTTGCACATCGGGATTTTTAGACTGCCAATACTTTCTGCCTAACTCTTGTATTTTGGACTCAATTTCCAAATCTTTAAGTTTAGACAAATCTTGCGCTAGGGGGTGTATCATAATGTAAAGTTACCAACGTGCTCAATAAAAACTGTAGTACCACCGGTAGTAGACCATACATTAAAAATTGATCTTGTTGTTGCAGTTGCTGACAACGTGAATGTTACCGCACCAAAGTTTGTTAGGATAGTTGGAGTTGGTGATCCGCTAAATGTAACTGTACGTGCAGAGCCATCGCTTTTTAATTCTACTGTAAGTTTAGATAACACTCCTGCAGCGCCCCATTCTCTAAAGGTTAAAGTTAAATTACCACCTATAGTAAAGGTTTGATAAACACCATCAATTAATTCTACGTTAGTTGCACCGCTAATAGTTCCTACACTGGCAACAGTGCCATATGCATTATTATATTCAAAATTTTCAATAAGATTCAATGCAAAATCGTTATCGGCATTTGTTTTTGCAGTATTGGTCTGCAGGTCTGTAATTTCGGATGCAGCGGTAGTTAGACCAGCTTTAATGTAATTAAAGTTATCTCTAAACCCTTGACTGTTGTTGTCTTGCCCCGCAACTGGGTATGTTTCGTCTATGCTTGAATATAAAATTGCACTGGTCATGTTATAGTTGTCCTATCGTTTCTAAATACGATGTATTTATCAGCGGAATACCCGGTGACAGAATCTATTATATATCTATCAATTACATAGTCTATTTGGCTAAAATCAAAGTTTCTATTCTTAATATTCAGCAAAACATCATCAGCCATACCAGGTTTACAGTAGCAAAGCGGTATTGCCTTTACGTAATCTAATTCTTGTACTTCACCGTCTTGAATAGTACGCATCCATAGCGGTAAGTAATTTCTTTCTTTTAACCCTAATTCTTTTATTCTTTTGCGCCAAATTGACACACTTGACGGAAACTTGTATGCACTATAAGGATCTTCAGGAAATACATCTGAACGGTCTACAGTGGCACTAAATGGATCAGGAGCATTCCAATATTTTGTATCTAAATCAAACGGTCCGTTGTAGTATTGATTATTTTGATCCGTAGTAATAGCTCGTTGTGAGGGTGATGTATTAATCATACTTGGCAGATATTTCTTGCCTACTTCTAACGGATCTATTACATCTATATAGATAACTTCGTAAACAACATCATTAGTTCCGGTGATTTTAGCTTTGGCTTTTTTAATGTCGCCTAATTTAAAACGTTTTTCTTTGTGATTTCTATTAATCACACTAACTGTTTGAGATGCTGATTTTGTTTCTATACCAGCAAACACTAACATTCTTAAATCAGTTTGTATACCAAAGTTTGCGTCACTGGGTCTATATATTGAATTGATAGTAAACACATTATTGTCAGTGATAAATGATCTAAACAAATCTCTTTGATTTTGTTTTAAGAATGGCTTAACAGTTAGATTGCTGTAAAGTCTATCATTAGGAGTATCAATTGCAAGTGTAAATGTTCTTGAAACTGTACTGTAGTTGGTAATGTCTCTAGCTTCCACTGTGAATGTATATTCTTTGTCAAAGGTTGTCTCGTTAAAATCTAAAGTAAAATTGTTGTTATCAAATGTAATAATACCTGGTTCGGTTTGTGTACCGAATTGTCGAACCTTGCCAACAATCTCCCCGTCAAGATTTAATGTAAGTCCAGGCGGCAATGCACCTAAAGTTTTAACGTAAAGTATAACAGCATTTGCCAATGTTGTTTCAGCACTCAGTGACAGTGTGCTTATTAGATTAGCTTGAATAGTTCCTAAAGATGCAGGAGTTATCCAGGTTATAATACTGTCTATTTCACCAATGATCTGTACACCAAACGTTCTTCTGGAATTGGCTCTTTCAAGTTTATCGCTATATCTAGTGGCTAGAATTGTAAATTCGTAACTTTTAGTTATGGCAGGTTGATAAGGTAATACGCCAAACACTTCAGAACTTCCTGGATCAAATTGCATACCTGGAGGTATTTCACTAGTAGTTCCTAATGCAATCCATGTATCATTGGGAATGGCGTTAGCTAACACTGGTGTAACTGTCAGCACAAATTCTGTCGAACTTACAGTTGATACATTAGTAATAGTGTAGATAGTTGAGTCAGCACCGTCAACATAATTTTTAAGAGTGATCTTTTTACCCGTAGTTGGAGTTCCGCTAGCATCTTTTATTCTAATCAAGTTTCTAGTTATTTTATTTTCTGTACTTAATGTAGTAGATGCTCTTCCGGTAATCTTTGGATTTACATTTTCTAATTCGTAAGTAATAGGACCTAGTTCTATTCCTGTGTAGACATCTAATTTAAATGTTTGATAGTTATTAGCTCTCTTAGTTCCAAGATCTGACGCAGTTTCCCAAATAGGAGATCTAACATATGTGGTATCTACTGTATATGCACCCACACCTGCATAAAAAGAAATGTTGTCTGCTCTAAAATAATCATCACCGATGACATATATTTTAAATGTTCGTTCAACACTAGTGTCACCGTCAGTAACTACAACAATAAACTCGTAGTATCTATTGATCTTATTAGGCGTATAATTGATAAAACTATCGTACCCCGATTCTGGTTGGTATCCAAAATCGTATGCTACGTCGTCATATATAGTTGTATCATATGCACCGTTACCTGCAGTCTCAGGTATTCCTAGTGCAGGTTGAATCCAACCTACAATTCTACCTGTTTCTGTTAAAATAAGACCAGGAGGTAATTCTCCTAATTTTTTAAAATACTTTAAACTCTGCCCAGCAGACGTATCGAAATCTGTAGCCACTAGTTGGAAATCAATATATGTACTGTCAAGCACATAGTATTGATCGGTATTTAACACAGCTAGACTTCCCGCTGCTGTTTGCCATATAGGAACGTCTGCACCTTCGACAGTTAGGAAAAATGTACGATCTGCAATTTGCTCTCCGTATTTTGCTCTAACAACAAATTCATAGTCTGTACTTCTAGGTACTTCGGCAGCAGTGCCAGTTATTTTATCTTCGACAATTCTCAAACCGTTAGGCAATCTTCCTGATATAACAGTAAATGTTAGATTAGTACTATCTTGGAACCCATTAGTGTAACTAACAGGCAGATCCTGATTTATAATAGTGCGTTCTTGGATAGTATTGAACCTATAACCAGATCGTTCAGTCCAGATAGATAATGCCATTACAGAGTCCTTCTAATTCTTCTTCTTGGGTAAACTGCCCCAGTTGCTGGTCTAGGTTGGTAATTTAATTTAGGAAACGTATTTCCTGACGTTGCTCGTTCTTTATTATAATATAAAAATAAATTAGCAGAACCTTGTAGATCCTGACCGTTAGTAGGGCCGTTCGAGTTGGTAGTTATTTGATTGGCTTTTGCATGTCCTAGTATATAGGCTTTGGCCTGTACTTGATTCATATAAGGATATGTTTCTAACGCACACGCAAGTACTCCACATACTTGCGGGCTTGCCATACTAGTGCCACTGAACTTGCCAATAAAATAACTTCCATTCCTAGAATCACCGATGCCGCTAGGTAGTGCGCTGACAATATGCGTACCGGGTGCATACAGGTCAACTCCTGGGCCGCAGTCACTATATTGTACCTTTTGATCTGTAGATATAGAGTCAATTGATCCTACACATATTGCCGGAAGTTCAAATTGTCCTGTTGTAGAATTGTCATTTGCTGTTGGGCTAGTTCCTCTCATATAGAAATAAGGATTGGCCACACTAGCCGGATATCTATTAGCCATTTCAAAAGTATTGTTCCAATCTAGCCCACCTGGCACATCATGTTTCCATCGACCGTTACCGGCAGCACCGACCATAATAATACCTTCGGCGTACAAGTCTTCAATATCTACATCTGATGCAGCTACTCTAGCAGGAATACGCTGACCACTGATAAATCCCCACGCATTTAATTGTTCAGTAGTAAATGCGCCAGTTGTCTTTCTAGAATTTACGCCTACTTGCAAATCAATTTGAGTTGGAGTAGCTTCATAAAACACGTACTCACATACCATATTTGGTGAACCTAATATACCAGAAGTACCTGCAGCACCTTCCATTCTTATGTTAAATGTTCTGCTCCCTGCAGTGCCTTGTGTAGTGTAATAAATTCTCTGTACACTGTTATCGGCAGCACTCCACATGATCTTAGGAAGATTAGGAGAACTTTGATTAACAGTTGACCATACTGTAGAACCTGCTCCAAATGTTAGGTAGAAGTTTGTGCTAGGATATACTTCATTATAAGTAGTTCCGAGATATGTAATAGGAAACGGTAATGCCAGTGTCCAGTACCCGTCATCATTATTACCAACTGTTGGCGTAGTTGAGGACGTCCATCCCGTTGGTGTAGATAGTGAGTTTGTTATGCTACTAACAGATGCAGTAGCCGGTGTACTTTCTGTTACTACTGTTAAACTTAATGCAGTTCCAAACAGTACCGACCCAGCACCACTAATATCGATAGTATTATTAAATATGATAGTATACACTGCTGTATTAGGTAAGTTAATAGTTTCTCGAATGTCAGTTTCTAACGTACCGCCATTTGTTGTTGAACCTGCATCTTCAGTATATGTTGCTACAGCGGTTACACCTTGTATAATAACAATAGAACTACTTAATGACATTGTACCCGACACAGCATCCATTGCAACATTATTAATCAAATCTAAGTCAGCTGGTCCTTGTACTGTAATGGTATAACTTGCATTAGGCTGTGATAGTTCAATAAAATATGCCTGCTCCCCAGTCTGCGTCCATGAGGCTGGTTTAGTTAAGATGCTACCACCCGGTGACGTATAAGGCCCAGTAGTTGTTATCCTGTTTCCAGCATTTTCAAATCCTACTAAGGTTGCTAATCTTGCATTAGAAGTACATACTCCACTGAATCCTGTGTAAACTGTTGAACCTGCAGGCGTGTATCTAGTCCCTCTATAGGTTACAGCGGTAATATCAGTTAACGACCATTCGCTGGGGAAAATACTTTGTCCCCAACTGTTGTTAACAATAGTAGGATTTTTTCTTCCTAAGGCAGGGTTTGATGCTTTATTTCTGTGAAATGCACGAATGTAATCAAATACATAACTAAAGAGTGATCCCCAACTCCATACGTATAAGTACCATTCGAACCATTGCCTATCTCTGCACTATGTTGAAACCAATTGTATTGAATAGCTCTAGAACCTCCAGTTCCGTCAGCGTTTACTGCATACTCTGGATGATTCCATACAATACCATTAGTATCACAAATCACCACATCGACATTATTACCTGTTTCAGTTAGCGTTATAGTGCCAGTCTGTGCAGCAGTGCCCGTGCCGTCACCTTCGTACCCTGTACCTCCCCAGCCTGATCTCTGAGTACCTTCGGCACATCTTAACAGCCCCCAATTTTTCATGGTTCCGCTAGTGCTAGTTGACTTGTCCCAAGCTGTACTAGTTTGCTCAACAGCAGTTGTTCCTGCTTGGATACCTAAATAGTATGGAGCAATTGAAATTGTTTTAATTCGTGGATCTTTTCTTAATTCTTCTACTTCTAACTCAGTTAAAAAATAATGAGTATTTCTACTAGTAGTTCTACGGTGTAGACAATCTACACTTCTTAGTAAATCTATATTAGGCGGGCTTTTCCCTTCGGTTTCTAAATCAGCATATAAGCTATCTAAATCTTCGAAGTTATTAACAGTTACAATATATTCTTTTCTTTTAATGTAATCTGATATAGACATGTTATGCCTCTAGTTGTACGACAACAAGTGTTACAGTGACAGTAGAAGTACTACCTGATTTATTAGTTACTCTAACAGGAATGTTAGTAGTCGGAGTACCTTCGTTGTTAAAACCAAATGCTCCCGGACTAATTAAAATTGTACTAGCACCTGTAGTAATAACTTCAGCAATGACTCCGGCTCCTGGCGCAGGATCTACGCCTTCTAGTCTACTGGCATCAGCAGTTCTACTTGTAGAATCGGTATATAATCTTACCCATGATGCAACGCTAGTTTGAATTTTATAAAGCATGTAGCCTTTAAATCCAGTAATATCTATGTTGCCAGATGCATTGTCGGCCAACGATGCTGATGTTCCGGCAACACTTGCCCTGCTAAACAATCCACTACCTGCTCCAGGAATCTGCCAAGAACTAGGTCCATATATTTTTATAGAATTTGCAGTTGAGTCATAATACATCATTCCGGATACAGGTGATGCACCAACTGCAGAATTAGCAGTAGCTTCGCTAGCATACGATGGTAGCTGAAGTACACTCATTAATTGTAAAGCAAAATTTCCGTCGGTAGCTATTTGTCGACTAGTAATACTAATACCTTCAATGGCTACATTACCAATACCATTTGATCTAATGGTAATTGATTGATTACTGGAAGTTGATGCTAACGTTACTTAACACAGACATTGTTGATCCACTATATGCAGATAATGTGTTTACTTTCCATGTTCCGGCGGACGACAATTCTGCTACAGCTCTTAAACCAAAGGCACCAGATGTTACGCCATCGTGTAGGGCAAATCTAAATCTGCCTGGAATTTTTCCAGTACTAACAACTCCATCTGCTTGACAAGTAATATTACCAACACCTAAAGTAGACGAGCCTTCGTAACCAGCAAAAGTAAGATCAATAATGTCGTCTCCATTTATTATTGATGTTTGTGCATTGCCAGTACCTCTAGTTCTATAAAATGTAAAATTTACAGCATCGGCAGTTTCATGATGCTGTGCAAATGTAAAACCTTGTCCAATCGCAGAAGAGTAAGAATTACGAGTAATATATACATTGCCGTCAGTTGCTGAAGAATTACTACCAAAACTTGTAAGAGCTGAGGGATTAAAATTTATTTCTCCAGTTTTAGTAAAATTACCAGCACTATTAATAGTTAAATTTCCGTGAAGTATAATATTACCGTTACCGCCTGGGTCAATGGAGATGTCTCCGTCGCCTGCTGAAACTATACTGTATCCATTAACATCCAAGTTGCCACCTAGTTGCGGGCTAGTATCTTCAACGATATCAGCAATTCCACCCCCAATGCCGCCGCTGACTGTTGCCGGCTTCCATTGACTTGCTACAGTGTTCCATACCAATGACTGACCGTTTGTCGGCGGAGTTGATGATGTATCAACGTCGGCTAGTGCATTAATACTTGATGTAGTATAAACTCCATTTGTAACCGTGCCTGCATTTCCAGTGACGTTACCAGTGACGTTACCCACAAACGGGTTGTTTGCTGCTACGGTAATAACGTTACCATCATAGCTGACTGTTAAATTTGTTCCTGCAGCAATAGTTCTAAATTGTAATGCACCACCATTTGCAGTTTTAAACACTGGTGCTCCTGCACCTAAG